GCCTTGCAGGTAAGCGCCTCGCAGGTCAGCGCCTTGCAGGTCAGCGCCTTGCAGGTAAGCGCCTTGCAGGTAAGCGCCTTGCAGGTAAGCGCCTCGCAGGTCAGCGCGTTCTTTAACTGCATTCTCTGCTGCCTGCTTTACGGTTTCAACGTCAAATTCACACAGCGTGGCACCAGTAAAACGATGTTTGATTGAAATCACTTTTATCCCCTGTCCATTCGCGGATTTCCGTTTCCGCTTGCCTTTGCGCTGTGCTGTCACCGTCTGCCTGTTCCGCTATCTGGTCGCTGGCGCATTGGCCGGTTTAATCGGTGCCGGGTACTCTTTCCGGCCTGCATCAAAAGCCCACTTAAGAGGTGCAGAGTTTTTAATCATTGGCCGCTGTTTCCCGGCCTGCCATCTGGTTCCTGATCGTTACCTATCCGTTAGAACGGCGTCGCGTACTGCCAGTCGATTCCAGAAACGTTCTTTGTTACGCAACCAGAGAGCAATGAAATTGCCCTTCGATTACATAAATTCGGTAATGCTCTTTCCACGCTTTGAAGGCGTTTGCTACATGCGCCCTTGCGTCTTCGATGCTTGAGTATTTCTTCATCACGACGCCGGACTGGTTTGTTACTAGGTACATAAAACTCCCTTCTTAAATCTTCACTAACAAGGCGCTGGGCCTTGTTGGTTGAGACTTACGTGGCGATGCTTACCTTGAGATTTGCTACGGTTGCCGAAATCGCATCCTTTGATGCTTTCTCGATGTTTTTAGCGATAACCTTGTTGATGTCATTGACGGCCGACTTGGCGGCGGTTTCCATCGAGTCCTTGATGTATATACGCATCAGAACTGTTAGACGAGGTCCGCATGAACGCCAGTTGTAAGCGTCACACTCTGTTTTAGATTTGCCGTTAATGTCGACTTCCTCGCACATGTAGGCGTCGGCTCGGTGCGCGATGTATTCCTTGAAAGACATTGGAGCTGACTTGGTTTCTCCCCATTTGTTTGTCTGGACCATGTTTGCCGATTCGATCAGTTCGCCAACGCGAGGGAGAATGTGCACATCAGCAATAGCGGCAATCTTTGCATCGACCGTTTGCTGAATCTTTGCCTCTATGGCTTTCTTGAACTTGTTCTCATAAGTAACTTCTTCTTCAGTGTCTGGATTGAATCCAGTCGAGTAGAGAAGCGCATTAACAGCCTGGTCAATGATCCGTTCTGCCAAGTTTTCGGCGCTTACGCCAAGTGCTTCTAGTGTCTTAATGTCCATCTCGTTCTCCAATCTAGTTAATCGGCTTTCCATGCTCAACTGCAGCTAGGGTATGGACTGTGCTGCTATGTCTTTCCCGCCCCTGGGTGCTTGTTCTGCACTTACTGGCTTGCGGCTCGTTGGTGCTGCTCTGTGCTTCGTCCTGATTCGCTGCGGTGTTTTGCGTCGATGTGTTCATTATTGTTTTTTGTTTGTCGGTTGTCAAAACATTTTTTGCGCATGAGCGAAGTATTTTTTATACTGCTATAAAATTTACTTATGCACAAAAGTCAAAGATGTTTTGCTAATTTCTGTTTTCCCATTACACTCACGACATGACACCACAAGACATCATTTTATTTTTTGGCTCTCAGGCTGAAGCCGGGCGTCAGCTCGGAGTCACAAGGGCTATTGTTAGCTATTGGGAAAAACGAAACATCGTTCCCGTATCGACGCAGCTTAAAATCGAGGTTGCGACACGCGGAAAACTCAAGGCTGACAAGTCTTTGATCAAGAAAATCAGGAGGTCAGCATGACATACATCTACATGATCGGCGTCGCCGCAGTCTGTCTAATCGGCCAGCTTCTAGGCATTAGCATGGGTGACGGCGAATGACATCCATCCTGATCGACGTTGCGCTAGTCGCCATATTCGCCTGCGGTGTCGTGTTCCTTGCAACTGGCGTAGGCCAGATGATGCAAGACCACGCCTACAACATGGACGACGAAGGCGGATGGAAGTAATGAACATGGCTAGCCAAGGCCAAAAAAATGCCCACGTTGGCGACCTTGCAGGGTCCGTGGGCGGTGAATCTCATGGAGTTGAGTATGACAAAGTATCTTGATTTTATCAAGCGCAAGGCAACAAGCGACCCGGCAACCGGGCTATCTGTTGTTCCTACGCTTAACCCGATGTTACACCAGCATCAAGCGGACATGGTTCGTTGGGCGTTGCATCGTGGCCGCGCTGCAATCTTCGCTGATTGCGGACTTGGCAAAGGCCCGATGCAGATGGAGTGGGCTACAAAACAGCCCCATGAAGCTCTGATCGTTGCGCCTTTGGCTGTCGCGCATCAATTTGTCCGCGAGGCTGAGAAGTTCGGCGTTGATCTTTCCTACGCCAAAGACCAATCGCAGATTAAGAAGAGAATCACGGTCACGAATTACGAGCGCCTAGAAAACTTCCATATTGAGCAGTTTGGCGCTGTCGCTCTGGATGAATCCAGCATACTGAAAAACTCTGCCGGCGCTTATAGCAACTGGATGATTGATGCGTTCAAGGCTACGCCGTTTCGCCTTTGCTCGTCTGCCACGCCAGCCCCTAATGACGTTATGGAACTTGGCACGCAAGCCGAATTCCTTGGTGTGATGACCCGCAGCGAAATGCTGGCGATGTACTTCACGCATGACGGAGGCGATACGAGCAAATGGCGAGTAAAGGGCCATGCTCAGGCCGCGTTCTGGTCATGGATGGCTTCATGGGCTGTGATGATCCGCAAGCCGTCAGACCTTGGCTACAGCGACGAAGGATTTACGCTTCCCCCGTTGCACATGCACGAACAATGCGTTTCTGTTACTGCACCGACCTCTGGATTCCTGTTTGCCGTCGAAGCTCAGACCTTGCAAGAGCGCCAGCAAGCACGTCGTGATTCTATCGGCGACCGTGTGAAGGCTTGCGCAGACATTGTTAACGCCAGCAATGAACCGTTCCTCGTATGGTGCAACCTGAACGACGAAAGCGACGCGCTGGCCGATGCCATTCCTGATGCGGTAGAGGTTCGTGGATCTGATACCGACGAACACAAGGAAAAAGCAATCGCCGGATTCCTTGACGGTTCCATCCGTGTGCTTGTTTCCAAGCCGAAAATAATGGGGCTTGGCCTTAACTTTCAGCATTGTGCTGATATGGCTTATGTCGGCCTTTCCGACTCCTACGAGCAGCTTTATCAATCAATTCGCCGATGCTGGCGATTCGGCCAGACGCGCCCGGTAAATGTTCATGTGATTACCGCAGAGACAGAGGGCGCCGTGGTTTCCAACATCAAGCGCAAAGAGCGCGAGGCCGAGGAAACCTACAACAACATGATCGAACACATGAAGGACTTGAATGCCGCCGCATTGCATGGTCAGACGGTTCGCAACAAAAGCGAATACGCACCGAGTAAGCCCGTTCAAATCCCTTCCTGGTTGGAGGTTGCATAAATGACTACCGTACTCAATCAAGCATCTGGCGATAACTGGACTCTGATCAATGGCGATTGCGTTGAAGTCGTTAATTCCCTGCCGGAAAACTCGCTGCATCTGTCTATTTTCTCTCCGCCTTACGCCTCGCTTTATACCTACAGCAACAGCGACCGCGACATGGGCAACAGCGCGAATGACAAACAGTTCTATCAGCACTTTGACTTCCTGATTGCTGGCCTGCATCGCGCTACCAAGCCGGGGCGCATCGTCTGTGTTGATGTGATGAACATCCCGGCGATGAAGGAGCGCGATGGATATATTGGCCTGAAAGACTTTCGCGGCGATGTTATCCGCGCATTCCAGAAACAAGGATTCATCTTTCACTCTGAACATTGCGCATGGAAAGACCCGCTGATAGAGGCCACCCGCACCAAGGCGCTCGGCCTGATGCACAAACAGCTTTGCAAGGACTCGACCCGCAGCCGCGCCGGCATCCCGCAATACCTGCTGGCCTTCCGCAAGGACGGAGAAAACCCGGAGCCAGTCGCGCACATTGATGGCCTGACAGAGTTCGCCGGAGAGAATCCGCCTACGCATGGAACGCTATCGCATGAGCGTTGGAGGCGTTACGCCAGCCCGGTATGGATGGATATTAACTTTAGCAACACGCTGAACGCAAAGGCCGCACGCGACAACGAGGACGAGCGCCACGTTTGCCCTATGGCCCTTGATCTGATTGAACGCGCCATTCAGCTTTGGAGCAATCCTGGCGATGTTGTTTTTGATCCGTTCTCTGGTGTTGGTTCAACTGGTTATCAAGCTATCCGCATGGGCCGAAAGTTTGCCGGTTCTGAGCTGAAAAAATCCTACTTCGAGCAGGCCGTAAAGAACATCGGATCTGCAAAGGCGAACCAGGGCGCTTTGTTTGAATGCGAGGCCGCTTGATGAACTATTACCCGTTCCACATAGGCGACTATGTGAGCGCAACCAGGCATCTCACATGGGAAGAGGATTGCGCCTATCGTCGCCTTCTTGACACCTACTACGTTACAGAAAAGCCGCTACCTGTCGATTGCAGGGCTATTTGCAGACTTGTTCTTGCGACTAACGAACAGCAGCGCGAAGCAGTTTCTATTGTTCTTGAAGAGTTCTTCCGTTTGACAGAAAACGGATGGGTACATGGCCGCGCAGATGCCGAAATTGATGCCATGCGCGACAAGCAGCAGAAGCAGAGAGACAAAGCAAACAAGCGTTGGCATAAGCCAGTAGAAGAACATGGAAATGCATCGGCAATGCCGCAGCATAAAGAAAGCGATGCCACGGCATCAAATATTGATGCTGATGCAATGCCACCAACACCAACACCAACACCAACACCAAGTAATTCCGTTACTAACGTAACGGGCGACGAGTCGCCAAAGCCGCTAACGCCTGATGAAATTATTTTTGGTTACGGCCTTCCTTTGCTGACAAGCGCCGGAACTGCTGACAAGCAGGCACGCTCGTTCCTTGGTGGGCTGCGTAAGGCTCACGGCGATACGGCGTTGATCGACAAGCTGCGGGACTGCATCAAGGCCAAGCCTTTGCAGCCGCTTGAATGGCTTGCTGCTGCATTGCCTCCTGCTGGAACTTCATCGCCGCGAAACAAGCCGGTGACTGAAAACTTCGCAACGAAAGACTACGGTACGGGGGGCCGGCTATGAACGCAATCGACCTTCTGCACATCGCCACGCGCCCGGCAACATGCGAAACGCACGGCGACTATCAAAGCCGAAATGTGTTTGGCTCGATCTGGTCACATTGCCCGTCATGCGAAACGATACGCCGCGAGAAAGAGCAAGCCGAGAAAGACGAGCGCGACCGTTTTGAAAAACAATGGCGATGGGAAAGAAAGCTTGGACATTCCGGAATTCCGGAAAGGTTCCGTAATCGCACACTTGAATCTTTCTTTGCTGACTCAGACGAGAAGAAACGGGCGCTAGATTTCTCGCTCGAATTTGCTTTGATGTTCGGAACAAAAGACGAAAGCAAAGGCCGTTCTGCGCTGTTCGTCGGCAAGCCAGGGACTGGCAAGACGCACCTTGCCACTGGCATTGGCATTGCGTTGATGGAGCAGGGCCGCTCTGTGCTGTTCTACACCGTCATGCGAGCAATTCGCCGCGTTAAAGATACGTGGAGCAGGGAAAGCAAAGAATCGGAAAGCGAAGCCATCGCCGCGCTTGTTGAGCCTGATCTTCTGATTCTTGACGAGGTAGGCATCCAGTTCGGCAGTGAAACAGAAAAGCTGATCCTGTTTGACATCCTTAACGAGCGGTACGAAAAGCGCCGTGCCTGCATTCTCCTTTCAAACCTTTCAATCGGTGAAATAAGCGCATTCCTTGGAGAGCGGGTTATCGACCGACTGCGTGAAGACGGCGGCGAAGTGATCCCATTTACATGGGAATCGCACCGGAGCAAATCATGAAGTACATCGTCACCCTAAAGCGCAAGCAGACAACGAACGCTGCTCAGAACTGCCGACAGGTTCGCATTGAAGTTATCGCAAAGAATGGCGAAGAAGCCCAGCAACGCGCACTGGCTGAAAACGGTAACTGGAAGTATTTCACCGTGGCGAACTGGAGGACGGCATGAACGACCTATTCGCATCAATCGAAGAAGCAAAAGACGAGCGCCAGGCTATCCAGATGTCCGATGGAATCACCACGACTGCGGACGAACTTCACCGCTGCGAGGTTCTGACAGTCGTCAATCGCTACTTCCCGGAAGGCGACCCGAAACCATTTTTCGAGATGGTGGAAGCAAAACGCGGCAAGGAATCAGCCGACAAGCTCCGCGCCGACTGCCGCAAGGAATGGGCAAATCGCAGGGAGGTGGCATGAGCCCACAAGCCGCAGACGCATTCATGGGGATATTCGGACTAAAGCGCGTAATCGACAATCCCTACGTATGCCAGCAATACGACGCTACCCGTCTATGCCGATTCGACCGCCGCGCACTGGACCGCAAGTGCGACGGATGCCAGCGGGTGACGGACCGTGAATATCTCGAATCACAGGGGCTTTGGATCGAGGGCGTATCGCATGAGTAAGCGCATATGGAAGATTACCGGAGAAGTAGCCAAGAAAGCCGCGTGCCGGGAAATCCTCGCTGCTCCTGAAGGCTGGATAGTCAGCCTATCAGAACCGAATCGCACACTCGACCAGAACGCCGCGCAATGGCCGTACCTGGAAGCCTTCGCCAAGCAGAAGCAACTCTGCATCAACGGTGAAATGCAATGGGTCACGTCTGACGACTGGAAGGACGTTTTGACAGGTTGCTGGAACGGTGAAATGCGCATGGCTGCATTCGATGGGAAGGTAATCATGCTCCCGCAGCGGACAAGCAAGATGGGCAAGGGCGCGTTTTCAACGTGGCTTGAATTCCTGATTGCGATGTCGGTGACGAGCGGCGTTGAGGCATATCCGGAAAACGAAAGGCGGACGGCATGAGCCTACCGAAAAAGCCGCGCACTTGCCGGGTATGCAAAACGCTATTCCAGCCCGTTCGCTGTCTGCAAAACGTTTGCTCTCCTGCTTGCGCGCAGAAGGCCGCAGAAATCAGCCGGGCGAAAAAGGATCGCCAGCGCGAAAAAGACGAGCGCCGGATGATCAAGGAGAGCTTGGAGAAACTCAAGCCTCTCAGCTATTGGGCAGACCGCGCACAGAAGGCCGTCAATGCTTTCATCCGCGCAAGGGATGAAGGCCAGCCGTGCATAAGCTGCGGACGCCACCACGGCGGCAAGGTCAATGCCGGTCATTACCGCAGTCGGGGCGCAATGGCCGCGCTCCGCTATCACCACGACAACATTCACTTGCAATGCGAGCCATGCAACACAAGCAAGAGCGGGAATCAACTCGAATACCGAATCCGCCTGATCCAGAAGATTGGCGCTGATCGCGTCGAATGGCTGGAAGGCAACCACGCAGCACCGCACTGGAAGAAAGACGACTACCTGAGTATCGAGGTAGAACACAAACAGCTATTGAAGGAGCTTCGCAAGTGATCCAGCCATACCAATCCATACAAATCCCCTGGCTAATCTCGAAGGCCCGCCGCGCAATGATGGCTCCGACGATCATCATTCTGGAATCAATAGGCTGTTTCTGGACTACATGGGCAGAGGTATATCGTGGCTGAGATCGAGGACAAAGAAAGATTCACTGATCCGATCGACGCCGGTTGCGCAGCAGCCGAAACGTGGATAGCCGACAAGATCGCCGAGCATCGTCATCAGCTATCCATCGCAACGATCCAATACGAACAAGGCCGCTGCCGTAACTGCAACGACAAGCTAGACGATGGACGCGCCTACTGTGACAAGGACTGCGCGGACGATCATGCCAACCGTATCAGGGCCGATAAGCGCAGGGGTAACAAGTGATTTATCGGTTCATCGATGGCCAAGGCTTTTTCGAGAACAGCCAAAGCGCAACGATGTTTGCTATAGGCACCAGCGCAAGAAGCGACAGCCACGGATTGAATCCAGCCCGCTTTACGATGCGCCACACCGGAACAATGAGCAGGACGGCAAGTATCAACGTTGGCAGGAATTGAATGATGTCAGACATTTTGTCTTCCATGGATGTAGTGGTGAAAACAGAGATTATCAGATCAGAAAATTGCGGGGGGAAATGACCATGACAAAAATAATCAAACTGATTTCAACAAATTACCGTGGATTGCGAATCGGACAGGATCACCCAAACGCCAAATTGACAGACGTTGAGGTAGAGGCATTGATTCGTGATCGTGGCCCAGACGAGGCGCCATTGATGAGCTACTCGCAACTGGCAGTCAAGTACGGAATAAGCAAGTCTGGCGTTCGCTTCATCATCATCGGAGAGCGCCGATGCCAGGCACGCAGATATGTAAAAAAGGAAGAGTCAGCACGATCATTCGTAGACAAGAAGGTGCGCGTTAATCTTCTGGTGTCGCTTAGAGCAAGAGCCATATTGCATAGGCTGGGTGGAGGGCGCTGGATCAATGCAATTGCAGTGCACGTTGATAAAGAACTGCGACGTGCACCGAACATTGACGAAGAGCAAGCATTTGAGCGGGTTTTAGGCAGATTGTGCGTTACGAAATGATGTGCACACTGCGTTAATTTAACTGGAAATAATTATGGCACTAAACAAAAAGCGTCGCGTGTTTGGCGATGAATACCTGAAAGACCTCAATGGAACTCAGGCGGCTATTCGCGCCGGGTATTCTGAAAGGACGGCAAATGAGCAGGCGGCAAGGTTGTTAGCCGATGTTAGCGTGCAGGAATACATATCCATCAGGATGAAGAAGCGCGAGGAAAGAACAGAGATAACGCAGGATAGAGTGCTTCAGGAATATGCGCGAATTGCATTTCTTGATCCTCGTAAGTTGCTTGATAACACCGGACGCCCGCTTCCATTGCAGGAGCTTGACGACGATACGGCAAGAGCAATTGCCGGCCTAAAAGTGTCGGACAAATACACTCCATCGAGCGAAGAAGGTGGAGGCGATAACGTCTCAACCGTTCTCGAATACAAGTTGGTCGACAAGAAGGGCGCGCTTGATTCAGTTGCTCGCCACCTCGGGATGTTTAATGACAAGTTGAATATCAACGTCACTGATGCATTAGCTGATCGCTTGTCTAGAGCAAAAGGGAAGCTGTGACCGCTGAGGAAGAACTTATCGAACTCGCGGCTTCCTGCGACAAAGACCCGGCCAAGTGGGCGCGCGCCGCATTTGATTGGGGTCGTGGAGAGCTTGCTGACTATGACGGACCGCGTAATTGGCAGACGGAAGCGTTCGAGGAGATCCGCGACCATCTGAATTCGAAGAATCGATTCATGCCATTGATGCTGGCTCGTGCGTCAGGGCACGGGATCGGCAAGAGCGCGTTTATCGGCATGGTGACCAACTGGGCGCTATCGACCTGCGACGATTGCAAGGTTGTAGTCACAGCAAATACGGATACTCAGCTAAGGACTAAGACCAGCCCAGAAATTGGCAAATGGTCCAGGTTGTCGATTACCTCGCACTGGTTTGATGTCCAATCGTCCAGTGTTTCATCACGCGACAAAGAGCACAGCAAGACGTGGAGGGCTGACTTTGTGCCATGGTCTGAGCACAATACAGAGGCGTTCGCTGGTCTGCACAACATGGGAAAGCGCATTGTCCTGATCTTTGATGAGGCGTCGGCTATTAGTGACAAGGTGTGGGAAGTGGCCGAGGGCGCACTGACCGATGAAAATACGGAAATCATCTGGCTGGCGTTCGGAAACCCAACCCGCAACACCGGGCGATTCCGTGAATGCTTCCGGAGATTCAAGCACCGATGGAAGGCCAGGCAGATCGATAGCAGAACAGTCGATGGAACAAACAAAGAGCAAATCGCCAAGTGGGAGGCTGACTACGGAGAGGAATCAGACTTCTTTAAGATTCGCGTGCGCGGCATGTTCCCGTCGATGTCGGCTCGACAGTTCGTCAGCGAGGCTGATGTAACAGCCGCGTTCGGTAGATCACTGACGCCATCGCAATACAACTTCGCACCGAAGGTTCTGACCGTTGATCCAGCATGGGAAGGAGATGACGAGTTTGTGATCGGTATTCGTCAGGGTTTGGCCTTCCGCATCCTGCACAAGATGGCCAAGAATGATAATGATCTGGTCGCAGCTCAGGTCGTCGCCCGTTTCGAGGACGAGGAACAAGCTGACGCGGTGTTCATCGATGCCGGATACGGCACAGGAATTGTGTCTGCAGGCCAAGGACTGGGGCGCGCATGGACGCTGGTTTGGTTCGCTGGGCACTCTGGCGATATTGGCTGTCTGAACAAGCGCGCCGAGATGTGGAAGGCAGCGCGTGACTGGCTGAAATCGGGCGGGGCGATTCCCGATGATCCGACCTTGCGCGATGAGCTTCAGGCGCCAGAAATCGTTCCACGGATCGATGGCAAGATTCAGATCGAGAGCAAGAAAGACATGAAGGCTCGCGGCGTTCCGTCTCCTAACAGAGCGGACGCACTGGTGCTGTCATTTGCTTTCCCTGTCATCAAGCGCAGCCCGCTAGACGCCTTGCGCAATACGCGCCAGTCAGGCGAATACGATCCTTACGCACACATGAACTAACCGGTGCACGTATCACCGGGCCGCACCTCTACTGTGCGGTCATGGATCAATCAACACTACCCGTCGAAACCCTGATACATGGCCTGCCGACCGTTGAGTCGGTGCGCCAGCTCGAATCCATTCTGCTGCAACTGCCGCAGACTAATCTATCTACGCAGCATCTGGTGCATGGCGGGATGTCGGCGCGGACCATCTTCATCACAGCCGGAACGGTGCTGACTGGCGCGCTGACCAACCTGGACAACATCTGCGTTGTCTGTGGCGACATCACAGTAACGACTGATGACGGGGCGCAGCGCCTGACCGGGTTTCACGTCCTGCCAGCCTGCGCTGGCGCCAAGCGGGCCGGGCATGCCCATGCCGATACGTGGTGGACAACGCTGCATTGCACCGATCTGACCAACGTCGCCGACATCGAAGACGAGATGACAGACGAGAGCGATAGCCTTGGCACGCGCAGGCGGCTGCCAACCCATGAACAAATTCTGATCGAAGGACTGCCCCAATGAGCTACTGGATTGCTGGCGCGATGGTTGTATCGAGCTTGTACGGGACGTACACCGCCAACGAGAACGCCAAGAAGTCGCAGAAGCTGCAGGAAACGGCGCAGCAAGAAGCCAAGCAGCAGGCCGAGAAGCAGGAGAAGGCTTCCGACCAGGCGATTAACGCCGCGAACATGAAGTCGCCTGATGTGGGCGGTCTGTTGGCAGCTGCAGCCGGTGGCAACCGTGGCGGACAGACAAGCACGATGCTGACCGGACCTAGCGGTGTCGATCCGAACAAGCTGAAGCTGGGCAAAACCACTCTGTTGGGCGGGTGATGATCAAGCCCGTTTCCGCCGTTTCGATCATCGAACAGGCCATGCCGTTGATCCTGGCGCATTGGTCAGAGATGGCGATTGATTTCGATTTGGCGCCATCCGTCGATGCTTATGCGGAAATGGAGCGTGATGGCGTCTTGTTTGCGCTCGCTGCCTTCGATGGCGACGAGATGGTCGGCTACTCGACCGCCATGCTCGGGTCGCATTTCTTCAACCCCGCAATGGTTGTGTGCCAAAGCGATGCGTTGTTTGTTCGGCAGGATCACCGGGCAGGCGTCGCGCCTGGGCGCTTGATCCTCGAAACTGAGCGCACGGCCAAGTCCAAAGGGGCGCAGCGCATGATATGGCAGGCCAAGCCAGGCACGCCCGCCGCCGCAATGTTCGCCGATCACGGCTATCAGCCGGTCGACGTGGCTTATTCGAGGAATCTCTGATGGGCATCGTCAAAAACCTGAACAACATCGTCAACAAGGTGATGAAGGTTGCGGACCCAGTTGGTGGATTCCTGAAGGAAAAAACCGAGAAGGGGTCACAAAAAGACCTGGCAAAGATGCTTGGTCTGACGCCACCCAGTGCGATTCCGGGCGAGGCCGATAACCGGCGAATGGATGCCGATGAATCGACCGTCGAGAAGAAGGACGAGAAAGACACGATTGCTGCACGTCAGCGCCGTCAAGGCTCCGGACCTGGTTCTACGTTGCTGACCAATTCAGACGACGAAAGCCAGCGCCTTTCAAAAAGCACGCTATTGGGGCTGTGATGGAAGAAAAAAGTACACGCGAAAAACTGACCCGCCGCTGGAGCAGCTTGAAACAGGAGCGCACTAGTTGGATGGCGCATTGGGAGGAAATCAGCCGCCACCTGTTGCCGCAGTCTGGACGATTCGTTGTCACCAATCGAAACCGTGGCGAGCGCAGACACAATTCAATTCACGACTCTACTGGAACCAAGGCGCTGCGCATTCTAGCTGCTGGACTGATGGCCGGCATGACCAGCCCGGCGCGTCCGTGGTTTCGCCTGACGACCTCCGACCCTGAACTAGACGAGTCCGAAGCTGTAAAGCGCTGGCTGTCTGAAGTGACTCGCTTGATGCTGATGGTGTTCGCCAAGTCAAACACCTATCGCGCTTTGCATTCTTCGTATGAGGAGCTTGGCGCATTCGGTACAGCTAGCAACATCATTTTAGGCGACCAGAAGAGCGTCATCCATCTCTACCCGCTGACGGTTGGCGAGTACGCCATTGCTACCGATTACCGTGGGCGGGTAAATACGCTTTACCGTGAGTTTGAGCTGACTGTTGGCCAGATGGTTGATGAGTTCGGCCTGAACAATTGCAGTACAGCCGTGCAGCGCATGTATCAATCTGGAAATCTGGACGCATGGATTCCGCTGATTCATGGCATCGAGCCACGTAGGCAGCGCGATACCCGCAAGATGGACAGCCGCAACATGGCGTATTCGTCATGCTACTTCGAGCAGGGCGGCGACAACGACAAGATGCTGCGTGAGTCTGGCTTCAAGGATTTTCAGGCGGTATGCCCGCGCTGGATGGCAACAGGAGGTGATATTTATGGAACCTCTCCCGCCATGGAAGCGCTTGGCGACATCAAGCAATTGCAGCACGAGCAGTTGCGCAAAGCTCAATGTATCGACTACCAGACGCTCCCGCCGCTTCAGGTTCCTACCTCGATGAAGAATCAGGAGGTCAATACCCTTCCTGGTGGAATAACCTACGTTGATTCTGCCTCGCAGACCGGGGCTATCAGCAGCGCTTTCGAGGTTAATCTAAACATGTCGCACCTTCTGGAAGACATCAGAGACGTGCGCGAGCGCATCAAGGGTAATTTTTACGCTGACCTGTTCATGATGCTGGCCAACGGAAACAACCCAGCAATGACCGCGACTGAAGTAGCCGAGCGGCATGAAGAGAAATTGCTGATGATCGGCCCGGTTCTGGAGCGCCTGCACAACGAAATACTTGACCCGCTGATTGAAATCACGTTTTCCCAGATGCTAGAGGCCGGCATTGTTCCGCCGCCTCCTCAGGAATTGCAGGGAATTGAACTAAATGTCGAGTTCGTCTCGATGCTGGCTCAAGCGCAACGCGCCATTGCAACAAACTCAATTGATCGCTTCGTTAGCAATCTCGGCGCGCTTGCTCAAATCAAGCCGGATGTTCTGGATAAGTTTGATTCTGACAAATGGGCCGATGCCTACGCTGACATGTTGGGCGTTGATCCTGAGTTGATCGTTCCTGGCGATCAAGTTGCACTGGTTCGCCAACAGCGCGCAGAAGCAGCGCAAGCAGAGCAGCAGGCAGCCATTGCCGAGCAGCAAGCGAATACGGCAGCGAAGCTAGGCAGCGTTCGCACCGACGAACCTAATGCAATGACCAGCGTCATGGACGCATTCACCGGCTACACCTAAAAATCTGGAGTAAAAAATGACGAATATGAAATCTGGTTAAAATTGGCTATTTGACGACACCACAGGCGACATCGTAGGGGTTCGAGATGCTGACGGCGGCGATACGATGTTTGTTCGTTCCGTAACTAATCCCCTCACCGGGGTGATTAAAAAAGTCACCGCTGGAAGTCGGGATGTATTCCAAGATTTGGGTATTCTTCTATCAGAGCGCGCACGGAATCGTTCAGCCTTTCAAAATGGTTCGCCCGTAAAGAACGCACTGGCTGGCGTAACAAGCCACTGGAACTACGTTGTTCCTGTTCCGTTCAACGCCATGCGTCTGCATGTGCTGAACGCGGCAACTGTCGCTCAGTTGGCGGTCACAGCAAAGGTAGCGGCGACATCCAATTTCACCGACCTGTATAACCCGAACGCCGATGCCAACTGGACTGCTGTAACGTTTTCTGGCGCAGGCAATGGCAATACTCCGGTAGCTGTATCGGGCGGCGCAACAACTGATGTGGTCCCTTGGCATTGGCCGGGTGTCGAGTGCATGGATAGCACGAAGATGGCGCGGGTTGTCTGTGGTAAAATTGCGCTTGCTTGGGGCGCTCGGCTTTTCTTCGGGAAGGTCGGGCGTTTTCATTTACGCCACCTCGCCAGATGCCAGGCGTTCAACCTCGGCAGCATCCCAAAGAAGGCGGCCATTGGGCAGCTTTACCGGGCGCATCCCCATCCAATGACCAAGGCGGCAAAGTGAGGCGCGGGGGGTTTGTGATGCTACGCGAAGAGTGGCGGCGGCTTCTTCGGTAGTGACTTTTGCACCAGCTCGGGCGGTCGGTGCGGTGGTGGTTTGCTTCATTTGAATTGACTCCAATCAACCCGTTTTCACGGTATGGAGTCTTTTTCAATTACACCCATTTGGAATCAGATAAGGCGGGGTATTCCTTTCCAGTAATGGCGGGGGTTTTAGCGGCAATAGGTGGAATCAGACGGGGTATTAATACGGGGTATCAAAGCATCGCCAAGCGGTTGCTGGAATCAAGTCTATCTGTGCAACGGGTGCAGCAATCCTGATTGACCGGGATTCTGTATATACGGACTACTCAACATCTGCCGGTGGATACCTTGCCGGCCTGAATGCAAACACGCTGCATCCGAATCAGACCGGATACAACCTTGAGTCTGCCGTATGGATTGCAGCAATGATTCAGGTCTTGTAGAAATTTTCAATCCCCACGAACCAAAAAGCGTTCACCTCTGCACTGTGATTAAGTTTTCGCCCACTCCGAAAGGAGCGTGATCCGCAGTAACGCCGTGAGGCGACGATTCCCATAGCAGGACGAAATACAAAAGCCACCTTCGGGTGGCTTTCTCATTTTCTGGGTGCACGTACCGATTCAGGCGACAAATACAGTGCGGTCATGAGTTCATATGACCCGACTGATATTCAGCAGCAGGAACGCGACGCTTCCGAAGTGGATAAGCGTCGACGCCTGGCTCGAGACACGGACGAGTCTGATTTCAAATGGCTGATGGGACGTAAGCAGGGGCGCCGGATTGTTTGGCGTCTTCTGGAGCGTGCCGGGGTGTTTCGCTCGTCGTTCAACACCAACTCGATGGCAATGGCTTTCGCAGAAGGTTGCAAGAACGAAGGGCTTCACCTCATGGCACAAATCCACGCGCTATGCCCTGAGCTTTACCAACCAATGGTGAAAGAAGCAAATGACAACCGAAACCCAGACGACGACCGCAGCCGCAACGCCAACTGAAGGCGGCGACTCGTCAGCAACGGCCACCGAGACGACCGCGACTGTCGCGGATTCCGGTAGCCAGCAGCAGACCGCCCAATCGGCAACCGATGTCACTGCGACCGGTAGCGATAAGGAAACCGAAGCCAAACCGGAAGGTGCGCCAGAGGCATACAGCTTTACGGCTCCCGAAGGTCACGAGTTCGATCCCCACACGCTGGCTGCGTTTTCGGATGTTGCCAAGGAGCTGAACCTACCGCAGGAATCAGCCCAGAAGGTGCTCGACAAGATGGGGCCGGCCATGGCTGAAAAGCAGGCCGCGCAAATGGAGCAGGCAACTGCCGAATGGGCATCCAGTTCCAGTTCCGACAAGGAATTTGGCGGCGCGGCTCTTGAGCAAAACATGGATGTTGCCAAGAAGGCGCTTGACGCCTTTGGAACGCCAGAACTTCGCACGCTGCTGAACGAAACAGGCCTTGGCAATCACCCGGAAATCATCCGTGTGCTTTACCGGGCCGGCAAGGCAATCAGCGAAGACACATTCGTCGGCAGAGCAGGAGGCAATGCGCCACCCAGCAACGATGCCAAGTCTTTCTACCCAAATAGCAAAATGAACTAGGAGAATCAAAAATGACGACTCTTGCCACTACTCACCCGACTCTGCTGGATGTGAAATCTCGCCTCGACCCGAACGGACAAGTTTCCAAGGTCATCGAGATGCTGCACCAGACCAACGAAATTCTCGACGATGCCGTCTGGTTGGAGGCCAACGAACTAACTGGCCACACCACCAGCGTGCGCACCGGTATCGCTGAACCGACGTGGCGCAAGCTCTACGGTGGCGTCCAGCCGACCAAGTGCACCAGCGTCAAGGTCCGCGAAGGTCTGGGCATGTTGGAAAACTACGCCGAAGTCGACAAGGCGTTGGCAGACCTCAACGGCAATAGCGCTGCTTGGCGCATGTCCGAAGAAAGCGCCATCATCGAAGGCTTTGGTCAGAAGGTTGCCCGTTACATGATTTACGGTAACGAAGCGACTGAACCCGAAGGCTTCACCGGTCTGGCCCCGCGCTTTAATGATCAATCCGCCGTCAATGGCGAGAACATCCTGACCTCAGCCGGTACTCCGGACGGTACGGACAACACCTCGCTGTGGATTGTGGGTTGGGGTCCGAACACGGCGCACATGATTTTCCCGAAGGGTTCCCAAGCCGGCTTGCAGGTCAATGACAAGGGTTCGGTCACTATCGAAAACGTCGATGGTGCTGGCGGTCGTATGGAAGCCTACCGCACTCACTACAAGTGGGATTGCGGCATGGTGGTTCGTGACTGGCGCTACGTCGTTCGCGTTAATTTCGACCTCGAAGACATCGTTGCTTCTGGAGCTACCGGTCCGGTCCTGCGTGATCTGCTGGCTAAGGCCATGCGCCGTATCCCGAACCTCAACCTGTGCCGCCCGGCCATCTACATGAACCGCGATGCGCTCGACGCCTTCGATCTGCAAATGAACCGCGACCCGCTGTTGCAGTTCAAGACGCAGGAAGAAGCGCAAGGCAAGTTCGTTACCCGCTTCCGTGGCGTTCCGATCCGCCGCGTCGATCAGATCCTTTCCACCGAAGCCGGCATCTAACCCAATGCTTGGGGTTTCGGCCCCAAGCAACTCAGGAGAAACAAAATGATTCTTGATGAACGCAACGAGTTTTGTGACGCCACCCCGGTTAGTACCGGGGGTGTCGATTCCTACCGTCTGGGCGATGTGATCGATCTCGATCCGTGCTCGGTTGCCCCTAATACGAGCTTCGAACTTGGTGGCGCATGTATGTACCTGGTGATTCAGGTCGATACGGCCATCGCCTCGGCAACTGGTTCCTACAAGTTCCATCTGTGCAGCGACGCACAGGCCGAGATTGCGGTTGATGGTTCGGCTACTTACCATTTCAGCACTGGCGCCAAGCTCGAAGCTGCGCTGACGGCTGGCACTCGGGTTTGCTGCGTCGAGCTTCCGTATGGAACCTATGAACGCTATCTCGGCATTGTTCAGGAAACGATCACGGCGGCCGCTACGGCCGGCAGGATCAATGCATTCCTGACCAGCGATCCGGCTGTGTGGCGCGCTCACGCTGACAACGTGGCGTAATCATCATGGCTGACGACAAAAACACGGTCGTTCAACTCGTCGCCATCGAGCGCGGGTTCCTGAACGGCCGTCTGGTTGAGCCAGGTAAAACCTTCGCATTCGATACGGTTGGCGTCGATGGCAAGACGCGCAAGCTGCCGAAGTGGGCGGCAAAGGAAGGCGAGGCCAAGTTTCCGAAGGTGAAGCAGAGGGCCGGCGATCTGAAGCCGGTTGATACACAAGCGGCAGTCAAGCTAAAGATTGATGCCATTTCAAACCCGGTCTGATTGACGGCAGCGCATCGCATGACCAACAGGGGCCGCGTGCCCCTGTTTTTACAGGAGCAATGCCATGGCATCTGAAGTTGAAATCGCTAACCTAGCTTTGGCGCATCTGGGTGATGCGGCCACCGTTTCCAGCCTGGACCCACCGGAAGGATCGGCACAGGCTGAACACTGCTCCCGCTTCTATCCGATAGCCCGTGATGCGGCGCTAGAGATGCACACATGGAAGTTCTGCACAAGGCGCGTTCGGC